TGTAGAAGAACTAAAAAAATGTGTTGACTTTTTAAACTTTCAAACACCACCTAATTTAAGAGTACCATTAGATATGTTAGTGGCACAAGCTGTATTAGAGTCAGGTTGGGGTACAAGTCGATTTGCTAAAGAGGCAAATAATTTATTTGGTATTCGAACTTGGGATAAAGATAAAGGTATTTTGCCTGTTGGTATGAGTAAAGATACGCCTTGGCGAGTAAGATCCTTTGAAACAAAGTGTGATAGTGTACAAGAATATATGAATCTATTAAACTATCATAGTGCTTATAAAGATTTTAGAGAATTAAGAACACAAATGTTTAAAGAGAATTTACCTTTAGATGCTAGAAAACTAATTAAAACTTTAGATGCTTTTTCTACTACGGCAGATTATGATGTAAGAGTTATTAATATGATGAGTAAAGTAGATGAAGTAATGTCTTCAAAAGAGTGGGAAAAAATTGATGAGCAAATAAAAATAGAACTCAAAGAGAAACCACCTGTTCCTAAAAGTAAACCATAAATAATTTAATGTTTTTAACTTTAATCACTTTTTTATCAGCAATAAGCATATCTATAATTGCTGCTGGTTACTCTATCATAGGTTTGGCTGCTATATTTGCTGGTGCGACAATGCCTATTATTGCTATGGGTTCAGCATTAGAAGTTGGTAAACTTGTTGCCGCCAGTTGGCTCTATCAAAATTGGAAAAATAGTTTAGTACCTACCTTATTAAAAACATATCTGTTTATTGCTATTGTTATTTTAGTATTCATTACTTCAATGGGTATCTTTGGTTTCTTATCTAAGGCACACCTTGACCAAGTACAACCTGGCAGTAATAATACTTTACAAATAGAATTATTAGATAATCAAATTAATCAACAACAAAAAATTGTTGATCGTTCACAAAAAACTTTAAATCAATTAGATGCTGCCTTAGACAAATATATTGATATGGAATATGTCAGTAGAGGATTAAAAGAACGTGAAAAACAAAAAACAGAACGAGAAGAATTAAGTTTAGCCATTAAAAATGCTAGTACAGAAATTGCTAAATTAGAAAATGAAAAGTTTTCTTATCAAAAAGAACAGTTAAAATTAGAGGCAGATGTAGGACCTTTAAAATATATTGCTGAATTAATCTATGGTGAAGAAGAAGCAAGAACTCATTTTGACGAGGCAGTGCGATTAGTTATTATCATACTCATATTTGTATTTGATCCTCTAGCCGTATTGTTGTTGATTGCTGCTAATATTTCATTAAAAGAACGTAAACTTAAAAAGAGATTAGAAGAAACAAACGAAAAAGAACGAGTTGAAAAGAACTTACAAAGAACTAAACTACAGAATCAGAAATTACGTAAAAAAGAACGTGATTTTAGAAAGATGGTAGCCAGTGTAGGTGATTTACAAGGTCTAAATGAAGACGAAATCAAAGTAAAACTTAATCAAATTTACGATTGGAATGAGAAAAAATAGGGTTGACAAATAGTCAAAAAAGTGATATAGTATATATTATGATGACAACAGATGATTTAAAAAGAATAAAAGAAGATAAGAAAAAACATAGATTAGATAATCTTGCCAAAGCGTGTGCTAATGCTGAATCAAATGATATGAAATCTATGTGGTATGAAAAGTTAAGAGAACTTGCTAAACAGTATAATATGATGAACTACTTTAGGAGTTTAATACACTAATGAATATATTTTACGTTGATAAAGATCCTATAAAAGCTGCTGAAATGTTAGTAGATAAACACGTGGTCAAAATGATTTTAGAATCAGCACAAATGCTTTGTACTGCTAAAAGAGTATTAGACGGCACAGAATATACAGATAAAACTAAAAATGGACGTAAGATACGAAGATGGCGATTAGATAATAGTAATGAAGAAGCAGTTATATACAAAGCAGGTTGGCTAGGACATCCTAGTACACAATGGGTTTTAAAATCTGCTTATAATTACATATGGCTATATCAACATATGATGGCACTTAATGAAGAATATAAAAAAAGATATAATCACACAAAAGACCATATGTGTATTCAAAAGTTAGGTCAACTGTTAAAAACACCACCTAAAAATGCTAGAATAGATATTAAAGGTACAGATGCTACACCTGCTATGCCAGATGAATGTAAAGTACCAGGTGATAGTGTGGCAAGTTATCGTAAATATTACATAATGAAAAAACAAAGATTTGCTACTTGGAAAGCTCCTGCTAAAATGCCAGAATGGTTTAAGGAAGGAATAAGTAGTCTTTAGGAAGGATAAAAGAATGGCAAAAGAATATAATAGAGAAAATATGATTAACGCAATAGAAGAACACGCTAAGGGTCATATAGCAAAACATACAATGAATGTTGAAGTTTATTTAAAACAATCAGTAGGTGTAGGTGAACATCCAGATATTTTAGAAGCAATTGAAAAAGAATTAAAGATGATTGCTGAATACAACGATCAGATTGAGGTCATTAATAAATATTTTAAATAATGCCTACATACGATTTTGAGAATACAAAAACTGGTAAAGTATTTACTGAATATATGAGTATGTCAGAACGAGAAGACTACTTAAAAAACAATCCTCACATTAAACAACTTATCAATTCCATAAATATTGTTAGTGGAGTAGGAAGTAATAGAACTTCTAAAACAGATAACGGATGGAAAGAAACATTAAGTAAAATTGCTGAAAAGCATCCGAATAGTGCTTTAGCAAAAGAACATAGTAGAAAATCAATCAAAACAACACAAACAGAAAACGTATTAGCAAAACATAGAGCAAGGAGAAAGTAATGGCAGATATACCAGATTATATGCGAGGCTTTGATTTAGATGATGATTGGGGTTTTACACCTATCACATCAAAGCCAGAAACAGAAACACAACCTGCTATTGATCCCAAAGTAATTGAAAATTCTAATTTAGAATTAGCAAAAGTAAAAGAAGATGTATCTGATATAAAATCAATGATGAATGAAGTATTACAAATTGCTTCAGAAAACAAAGCTCAATCAGCAGAAATTACAGACGAACAAGTCTTACAAAGGTTTAAAGATTTAGAAAAGATTATATTACCATTTTTATATAATCTATCTAAAAGTGATGAGCCGTATATACATTGGCCAAATCGAGGACCAATTATTAAAGCTCAAATAGAAAAAATACTCAAACTAACAAGGGGGTAGTATGGAAGCTAAGGCAGTACATAAAGAACTAAAAAAAGAAGTAAATGAACTAGAATTAAAAAGAAACAATGATAGGACATCTACGAGTTGGTACGAGTTAAGAGAAGCTAAAAAACATAAGTTAATAGCAAAGGATAAACTAAATGAAACTAAGCAATAATTTTTCATTAAAAGAGCTAACAGCCAGTCAAACGGCTGCTCGTCTTGGATTAAATAACAATCCAAGTGAAGACCATATGAATAATTTGAAAGCTCTTTGTGAAAACGTTTTACAAAAAGTAAGAGATCATTATGGTAAGGTAGTTACTGTATCAAGTGGCTATCGTAGTCCAGAATTGTGCTTAAAGATTGGCTCTAGTGTCAATTCACAGCACGCTAAAGGGGAAGCCGCTGACTTCGAAATTTTTGGAGTAAGTAACGCTGAACTGTGTAAATGGATTGCTAACAATTTAGAATTTGACCAGTTAATATTAGAATTTCATAATTTAGATGAACCTAATAGCGGTTGGATTCACTGCTCTTATAAAGCTGATGGAGATAATAGAAAACAAATCCTAAGAGCTTTTAGAGATGAGAGTGGTAAAACGAAGTACGAAAACTATAATCCACAGTGAAAAGAGTTAAGGGAAGAAATAAGAACTAATCCCTACTTAATTAATGAACATTTGATGGAATATAGATCAATTTAATCAAGTGTGAAGAAATTCACACTTGACTTTTTATTAAAAAGGTGATATATTATATACATTATGGCAAACAAATTTAATTTTATTGATTTAGACAAATCAGGACTACCTAAAACTAAGGGCAAAAATGTCAATGGTTTTAGATTTTATGAAATTGACGGTAAAGCATATCCGTCTGTAACTTCGGTTTTAGGTATCCGAAAGAAAAAAGAATTACAAGAATGGCGAGATAAGATTGGTGAAGACGTTGCCAATTGGGAAATGAGAAGAGCAGCCAGACGAGGTACTGCTGTTCATAGACTTGTAGAAGAATATATTAAAAATCAAACACCATCTGTTAGAGATGTATTACCATTAGGTTTATTTAAACTTCTTAAACCTTATGTAGATCAAATTAACAACGTACATTTATTAGAAACAATTATGTACAGTCCTAAATTGACTATTGCTGGTCAAGTTGACTGTGTTGCTGAATACAATGGTAAGTTGTCAGTAATTGATTTTAAATCTGCTAATTCAGAAAGAAAAGAAAACTGGATTGAAAACTACTTTTTACAGTGTACTGCTTATGCTACAATGTACGAAGAAACATTTAAAACACCAGTTGAACAAATTGTTATACTAATTGCTGCTGAAGATGGTTCTGTTGCCGCTCATATCAAAGAAAAGAAAGACTATATGGATGAATTGATGAAATCCATTGATGGTTTTTATAAATATTATGAAGAACAGAACAAAGATAAAGTCAAAAGTTGAAGAAATAAAAACGGTGATTTAACATATCCTACTTGCGACCATAACTGCTAAAGGGAAATAATGAAAAAAATAATAATAGGACTACTACTTTTTTGTACAACAGCGATTGCGAATCCATATGGATTATATCAGATACAAATGCCTGTAGTATGCGGTACACCAGAAGCTGTTGAAAATTATATTAAAATAAAGAATTTTGATGCCGTTGGTATTAGTTTAGGAAGAGCAGGAAGTCAACCAGATGGCGATCCTGTTTTCTTATTAACATTTTATGCTAATCCAGATAATGAGTCATTAATGACAATGGATATACCATCAGGTGCTGAAAGATGTATCTTATTTCACTCTTTCAATACTGCGTTATTACCTGAAAAAAAAGGTACATAGAATTTAACGTTGAAGACTAGAGAATAGTCAATAGGGACGGCGGTGCGATACCGCCCACCTCCACCATTCACTTAAAACACCTAAGGGTGCTTTGAGGGGGTGATATAGGTTCGACCGTTGATAAAAACTAGTTGGAGTTAAATCGCTAATATCGTACTATTAATCAATAAATGCTAACGAAAGTTATGCTATGGCTGCCTAATTAGGCAATCGGCGTTTGGTGGGTACGTGGCAACAGAAACTCACCACCTAGGGTGGTGAACGCTAGCGGTAGTAACCACCCTTTACAAATTTAACAGAATGTGATATATTATACCTATGAATAGTAAAGAATTTAGTTTAAAAATTGAGAGTATTGTAAGAGAAAAACGTATAACTTATATGGATGCTGTTGTCTGGTATTGTGAACAAAATGAAATAGACACTGGCACTGTATCATCAATGATTAATAAATCATTAAAAGAAAAAATCAAAATAGAAGCACAAGAAAGAAATATGGTAAAGTTTCCTAGGTCAGGTAAACTACCTTTATAATTATGTATGGAGGATTTGATGTATTTAAAATCTACTTGGCAATCAAACTTCACTTCACTAGTGAGAAGTATGACTTTTTTAAATATGAGGGCAAAGTAAATTGTAAATTAGATACCTTTACAAAAAGAAATGATAGATATTTTTTTCATAAACTTTCACAAAAATATAAACAAGATGAGATTGTTGATTTCTTTGTGGCTAACTTCTTATCAGATAGTAAAAAGTGGGTTGGTAACTTATTAAGGAATGATGGTAATGAAACCTATTTGGCTTATAGAAAAAGTAAAGAGTCACTTACGTACAATTTTAGAAATGATTGTAATGTCATTTATAATGATTTTAATGTTAAGCGCTTTTCTTTTGATGATGGTTTCAATGTATTTGGGGGACAGCATCCACGAATCTTACAATTACTTATTCAAAAGAAAATTACTTACCAGACCGCCGTCATATTGGATTACTTTCTTGCGTTTTCTAAAAATTGGGACATACAAATTAAAGAAAAAGTGGTTTGGAAAGATATATCCAAACGTCTTAAAAAGTTTAGGTCGTTTGTGAAATTTAATCCTACAGAATGTAAAATAATTTTAAAAGAAGTATTTTTATAATGAGTGATACTGTTTTTTGTATAGGTAATGGTGAAAGTCGTAAAGATTTTGACTTGACACAACTAAGAAAATATGGTAAGATATATGGTTGTAATGCTTTGTATAGAGATTTTACACCAGACGTATTAACAGCTGTCGATCAAGGTATTTCACACGAAATATATCAATCAGGTTATTCAAAAGAAAATGAAGTGTGGTTAAGAGGTTGGACTAAAGTACCTAAACATATGTTTGAAAGTATGGTGTTTGGTAATGTAAGTGAACAAGAAGTCAATGACTTTGAAAAATATGATGTACTCAAACAAAATAAAGAACAAAAAGAATTTGCTAAAGAGTTTGTATTTCACGGTAGTAGTTTAAACGGTGTTGTAGGAGTGTTAAGAAAAGGAAAAGATAAAGAAACTGAAGTTGTTAAAAAAGAAATTAATCATAAAAGTGCTTTAGTAAGTTGGGTTTATGAAAATGATAAGTCACATTGTTTAACAGAAATTATGCCTTTAAATAAAGATAGAGGTTGGGCTTGTGGTTCTACATCTGGTTATATTGCTTGTCAAAAAGAAAAACCTAAATCACTATTTTTAATAGGACACGATTTAAATAGTACAACAAATAAAATTAACAATATGTACAAAGACACAAAACATTATGGTATTAAAGAAGCATCACCAATACCATCTGTAAATTGGATAACACAATGGGCACATTTATTTACAGAAAATCCTACAGTAAGGTTTTATAAAGTAAATAAATTAGGTATTACAGGTAAAAACCACGTTGATACTGAAATCCAAGAATGGTCTGGAATAGAGAATTTAAAATATATTGATTATCCAAAAATGCTTGACATTTTAGGTAAATTGTGATATATTATAGAGATATGTTAAAACAATTAAAGATTCGAACTTTGATTGACCTTGTGGCTGAACAACGTTTAAGCGGATGTAAGGCACAGGTAGAGAGGGTTATGGGCAAATGCCTGAAGACACTCTATTTGGTTGTAAGTATGGACCATCTAACTATTAGATTGGACGCTTCCAGAAAGCTTGTGGGTAAACCAATAAATCCCACCAGGTACATATAATAAGATGTATAAATAATAATGATACCGATTATACAGGTAACACAAATACGAAATACGATTAATACAAGGAGAAAAATATGGATTTCGAAACATTAAAACAATCGTCAAGTAACTTTGACAAACTAACCAAAGCCTTAGAGGCAAATCTCAATCCCGAAGATAACAAAACAGATAAATCAAAATACGTTGATGAACGTTTTTGGAAACCTGAAATGGATAAAACAGGTAACGGCTATGCTGTTATTCGTTTCTTACCTGCTGTTGAAGGTGAAGACTTACCTTGGCAACGAGTATGGTCACACGCTTTCCAAGATAAAGGTGGCTGGTATATTGAAAACTCTTTAACAACACTTGGTCAAAAAGATCCTGTTAGTGAAGAAAATACAAGACTATGGAATACTGGTTTAGATAGTGATAAAGAAATTGCTCGAAAGAGAAAAAGAAAATTATCATACTATTCTAATATCTTAGTAGTCAGTGAT